AGGCTTCGGTAGAAGACCCGGACGGTCCCGACATGGACGCCTCCGCACTCGCGGCGCAGGCGAAACTCGAAGAGGACGAAGACGTTGCTCTTACCGAAGAGATGCTTTCGGATCTGATTGAAGAACTCGTAGTCGATATGACCCCGCGCCTTCAAGGATGGTCCTCGCAGGGTTCTGCTTATAATAGTGTGGAGCAGGCCAATAATGATGCCATGGCCGCCGCACAAGCCGCCCACCTTGAAGAAGAAGAAGAAATTGAAGAGGTTCACACCGCACCAGATATTGTGTCGGATGCCGAACTTTACGAGAGTAAAATCAAAGAACTTACATTATCACTAAAGGGGCTATATGCTCTTTTAACTGACTCCAAGACTCAGCTCACAAGGCTGAATTTGGAAAACGCCAAGCTTGTTTATCAAAACAAGGCACTTAGCAGCGCCTCCTTGAATGAGCGACAAAAAAATAAAATTGTCGAAGCTGTTCAATCTGCCAATTCTGTTGAAGAAGCGAATATGATTTATGAAACAATTCAAAACGCAGTGGGTGTTTCGAATTCCACCAAGGGATCGAGACCACAAACACTTCGTGAAGCGGTTCAAAGACCTGTTTCGCTTTTGATCAATTCTAAGAAAAACAACGAGGCAACAAACGATCCTAAAATGGATCGAATGCTGCGTTTAGCAGGTTTAACAAAACAATAACATACTAGGAGGTTATATAAAAATGTCTATTGTACAGAAATTAACCGAAGGTATCGTCAACCGCGACCTTTCTACAGAAGGTGCCGCTCTTATTTCCAAGTGGGAACAGACCGGTCTTCTTGAGGGAATCGGTGATGATGTCGTTCGGAACAGTATGGCTCGATTGCTTGAAAATCAGGCAAAAGAGCTATTACGTGAGGCTTCGTCCATGTCGGGCGGAGATGTCGAGGGCTTTGCGGCTGTCGCATTCCCCCTCGTTCGCCGTGTATTCGGCTCCCTGATCGCTAACGATCTCGTTAGCGTTCAACCGATGAGTTTGCCCTCGGGCCTCATCTTTTTCCTGGATTTCACCACTTCTACGAGTGGCCCAGGACTCCCCCGCTTGGGTTACGGTCTTACCGGTAACCCGGCACCCGCTTATTCCCTCGGAGAGCAGTCGCTCTACGGTGGTGGTGTGGTTGGTAGCCAGTTGACTGGTGGTGTGGATCTCGGTGGTACTGAGCTTCTCAATGCCGCCGCTGGCCCTTATGCCCTTAACCAGGGTTACTCGTCTCCGACTGGTTCGGCGGCCGTTACTGTTACGGTTGTTGCTTCCGGTACTGTTGGCGGGCAGTGGTTTGGTGCTTCTGGCACTAGCCGTACGTTCGCTGAATCGGAGAACGATGGCGATCGGTTGGTTCAGTTTGACCCGACCTTGTCCGGCTCCCTCGTGGCGATCGCTCAGATTGCCAAGAGCGATATTTCGCCGACAACGGATCAGTGGAACGAAGAGGACTTCGTCGCTATTCAGTTATTTGACGGTGCAGTTGGTACTGCGCCGACTCTCGGTGGTCGTCACATCCGTCGCATGACGCGCACGGACTTCCGTGATAGTACTCAGATCCTTGTTGTTCTCGCACAGACGGGTTCCATTGCAAATGCGAACACCTCTCTGGCGGCATGCGACACGGCTTCGTACACCATCTCGGATGATTTCCAGGCAGCCAATGCACTTGGTGCAGTGATCGGTGATCCGGTCTGGGGCTTGGAGAATGACCCGAACATTCCCGAAATCGACATCAAAGTTGATTCCGTGGCTGTTACGGCAATCACCAAGAAGCTCAAGGCCAAGTGGACCCCGGAATTGGGACAAGATCTCAATGCCTACCACAACCTTGATGCTGAGGTTGAGTTGACTCAGATCCTCTCGGAGCAGATTGCTCTTGAGATTGATCGCGAGATTCTTGAGGATCTCGTTCGTGGAGCAAAGGCTGGTACTCGTTACTGGTCCCGCGCCCCTGGTCGGTTTGTCAATCGTGAGACTGGCGCTGAGATTGGTGCTAGCACCACTCCGGACTTCACGGGTAACGTGAGTGAGTGGTATGAGACTCTCGTTGAGACTATCAACGACGTTTCTGCACAGATCCACCGGAAGACTCTCCGTGGTGCTGCTAATTTCTGCGTGATTTCACCAGAAGTTGCCAACATCCTTGAGTTCACGGCTGGCTTCCGTGCCAATGTGACTGCTGATAGTGACCGCGGCGACGCGGGTGCTATGAAGGTTGGTTCACTTTCGAAGAAGTTCGACCTTATCGTCGATCCTTACTTCCCACGTAACTTGGTCCTTGTTGGCCGACGTGGAAGTAGCTTCCTTGAGAGTGGCTATGTGTATGCACCTTATGTGCCGCTGCAGACCACGCCTACTATCTTCGGCGTTGAGGACTTTGTGCCTCGTAAGGGAGTTATGACCCGTTACGCCAAGAAGATGGTGCGTCCTGATATGTATGGACTGGTGATCGTTCGCGACCTGGTTTAAACCATAACTGACGTAAGGTCAAAATAGTTAAAGCCCCGTCTCTTTTGAGGCGGGGCTTTCTATTTAGTAATAGTAATAGTTCGACTGAGGAATTCTTTAATGGCTATCCCTAATCTAAATCCAGCTTCCACGACAAATTCAAATGTTTTGACCGTCACGGGATCAGCATCGAGTGTGGCTGCTACGCTGCCTTTTGGCATTTATGCCGCCTCTATCGCTTTTCTATCGGGCGCCGCAGACCAGGTGGCTTATACATTTAAGAAACTAGGAGGAGATGTTTTAGATATTGAGTTGGCTGAAGGAAATGTTTATGCAGCGTATGAAGAGGCGGTCTTAGAATACTCTTATATTCTTAATATTCACCAGAGTAAGAATTCATTGTCCAGTATGCTCGGTTCTCAAACGGGGTCTTTCGATGAAGACGGCCAATTTGTGAGTGGGGATGATTTGGAAGGAACAAACGTTAGTTTGCGCTATCCCCGTTTTGATTATGGATTTGCAAGAAGAGTTTCCGAACGAACCGTTACCGAAGTTTCCCTCGGAGGTACTGTTCCCATCTACTCTGGTTCGCTTGATAGGGTCGCCGGCCAACAAGATTATGATTTGCAGGCTGTATTGTCAGCATCATCAGCGACTAACACGTCGTCATCTTTTTTTGGACAGATTGGCGACAAACGAGTTATGATCCGGAAGGTATTTTTTAAAACGCCTCGTGCCATGTGGCGCTTCTATGGTTACTATGGCGGATTTTCGGTAGTGGGGAACCTCAGAACTTATGGGCAGTTTGCTGATGATTCTACATTTGAGCTCGTGCCGGCCTGGCAAAATAAACTGCAAGCCATGGCTTATGAGGATGCGATATGGACACGAATTTCTCATTACTCTTATGAGCTTAGAAACAATAAATTAAGAATTTTCCCACGTCCTGATAATTCGAGCCCCGACAAGTTTTGGGTGGAATTTACTATTGAAAATCAGTTCAATGCGTGGGACGAAGGAACTGGCCAGCCGAAAACCGGTATGGAAGGGATCAACAATATGAATACGTTGCCTTTCCAGAACATTCCGTATGAAAGTATTAATGCTATTGGTAAACAATGGATCCGGCGATTTGCGTTGGCACTAACAAAAGAAATACTGGGCCAAGTTCGAGGAAAGTTTGCAACTGTTCCGATCCCGGGCGAGAGTGTCACTCTAAATGCTGCAGATCTTTTGGGGCAGGCCAAGGCAGAACAGGATGCTCTGAGAGAAGAGCTGAAGACAACACTTGACACGCTCACCTACGCCGAATTGGCGCTTAAGGACGCTACCCTCCAAGATTCAACCGCAAAGGTGGTTCAGAATGTTCCTGCTGGCATTTATGTGGGATAATTAAGGAGAGACCATGGCAAGAAGTAAAGAGACAGAACAGCAGCTGCGAAATAAAAAAGCAGATCAGTTTAATTATGTGGGAGATAAATCCGTCGAAGAAAAACTTCAAGAAATTGAGTTCTTGGCTTCCAGTCTAGAAACAATTGATAGGGCATTTTTTAAGTTTATTGATGATGAGATCAACCTTTTTGCCACCACGAGTGAAGGGTTTAAAAAAGTACCTATTTTGTGGGTGACTGCAGAAAGAGCCTATCAAATCAAAGCGTGGGAGAACAAGGAACTTCGAGATACTGAAGAAACTTTAAGGTTTCCATTGGCCACCGTACATCGGGCCTCTGTGACAAAAGACCCTACAAGAAAGGGGACGGCGTACGCCAACTTATACGCTGTCCCGGGAGCAAGGGGCGGAGTGGTAACTACCGCGCGTCAGATAAGCCAGAAAAAGACCGCAGAATTTCAAAATGCTTTTGCGGCACGAAGCTACGGCCCCGATAAAAATGTAGCCGGTAAGATGAAAAATTCCAATAAGAGAAACATGTCTGTGCAACGAGTAGTGTATGAAACCATCTCGATGCCCATTCCAACCTGGATAATGGTTAAATATGAAGTTCACTTGCGTTCTGAGTATCAGCAACAAATGAATGAGATGATTCGGCCGTTTATAACAATTCCTGGTAATTCCCGCATGCCAAAAAGAATTACAGAGGCCGGCCATTATTATGAGGTCTTTATTGATGGAGGCTTTGCTAACGGATCTAACGCTGCTAATTTGGGAATGGAACATAGAAACTATGAAAACACTATAAATATTGAGGTACTAGGATATTTAATGGGAGAGGGAGAAAACCAGGAGCAGCCGGTAATTGTAAAGCGCGAGAATGCGGTGGAATTTAAGCTTTCCAGAGAAAAGGTAATTTTTGGGGATATACCGGATAACTTAAAGGACGGATTTTACAGAGATTAGATTCTATTGCGCGCAGTCAATACTATTTAATAACGATATCCCAGGTTTAGGAGATGAAAACGAATGTCAATCAAAAATTTTAGGTTTGTATCCCCCGGAGTCTTCGTCAACGAGATTGATAACTCCCAGTTGCCGGCCTCTCCGGCAGCTATCGGCCCAGTTGTCATAGGCCGCGCCGAAAAGGGGCCGTCCTTGCGACCCGTTACGGTGAATTCATTCTCCGAGTTTGTGCAAGTATTCGGCTCTCCCTCTGCTGGCAACATTGGCGGAGATGTATGGAGAGATCGAGGCACCAGCACAGCAGCCCCGACTTATGGGGCATACGCCGCCCAAGCATATCTCAGAAATAGTGCTCCCTTAACTTACATTCGTCTTCTAGGTGCGCAATCGGACGCCGCGTCCGGCGATGGGATCGCAGGCTGGGATGCAGGTACCAGTGGAAAAGCGTGGGGACTGGTTATTTTTAGTAACGATGCCTCCTGGGCGAGCGGCGCTAGTGGCTCTCTCGAAGGTGCTTTGGCCGCCATCTTTTATACTACGGGTGCGAGTACTCTCTTACAAATGAGCGGCGCCATCGCCGTCGGTGTGGGGCACGGATCTCAGGTTGATCCCAACTGG